TCTTTCTGATCCTTGCAAATCAACGGTTTTTCCTTATGGGAGTAGGCGTAATCACATGTTCGGTTTTAACCGAATTTAATGGAATTTAACCGAATTTAATGAAAGATGTGGGCAAAATGTGGGCAGAGACCACGCTCTTCCGATGCTGCAGGAATGCTCACTGAACGCAGAAAAGTGCTCCTCGCCTCCTACGCGGAGGCGAGGAGCACATTGTGCATTATCCAACTGGGTTTGCGGTTTATTTGCTGATGGTACCGATTAGACTAGTGCGGCAGTGTCGGCTGTCACCAGTTCGGAAGGTATTGTTGCCAAGGGTGCCCTTCAGGCAGGCCGACTCGTTCCAGCATGGCGTTGTCGTGCTGCCAATGAGGCAAGAGAACAGGTGCGGAAGAGGTGGGCTCCTTAAGAAGATCCCATCTATCCTCGTAACCTGCGAAGGTCGGGATATCAATACGAGCACCACTGATGTCGGTGTTACGCTTTCCAGATTTTGCTTCAGGGTCAGTCAGCCAACTTTGGTGCCCAATCCAGGTCCCCGCTATGACGTGATTCCTAGGCACCACAAATCCACGGATACCGTGCGTAGCTTTGTCCACTTTGACTAGGACGAACCATTCGCTATTCTGCTGGGCCAAACCTATTCTACGGATGTTAAGCGGCCAGTTGCCCGCGGTCGTAGTCTTTACCTGGATGCTGATCTGTTGGGAATCCTCGGCATTAATGGCAAGGATGTCCGTGCGGGCGACACCGTCTCTGGTAAGCGCCGGATCCCAGCCCCGCATCGCGAGTTCGGCACAAACCCAGAATTCTCCGATGCTCTTAGTCTGCTTCTTATCTTTCACCGTTTTCTCCTAGACTCTCTGATGAAACCGTGTATTGATGCCAAGAAGAATGATAGAACTGTCAGCATAAAGAATCGCCCCTCACTTCCCATGGGAAGTGAGGGGCGATTGGATTTTGGTTTACGTGCATGCTTATTTGCTGGTGATTTGTTTGATGCTGGCTCCGTCGCTGACTTCGGGGATGCCGGTGACGCTGGTGAGCAGGCTGATGATGCCGGCGAGGGCTGCGGTTCCGGCGGCGAGCTCATGGAGCAGGCCGGGCATACGTCTCTCAAGGTCGCATCGATCTACCAGCAGTCCAGTGTCAAGCACCGCGAACAGGTCATGCAACGCTTGGATGATGCGATCGGGCAGCAACGCAATCCTGAGGAACCGGCAGAAGCGACCACGAATCTCGTGGATGAGCTGGCTAGGCTTGGTGATTTACATAGCAGGGGAGTACTGGATGATGCAGAGTTCAAGGCAGCGAAGGCGCGTCTGCTCTCATGATCAGATGGCTCCGCTGGACTGCTAAAACAGAAAAGCGCCCCTCGCCTCCATGTAGGAGGCGAGGGGCGCATTGCGTGTTTCGTTAGAATCTAAGACCAAACCGGGGTTAGATTCTAGCGGTTTTTAATCGGCGGCGGTGGTGTCGATGACGTGGCTGTTGTCGTATGAGCTGCTGAGCTTGCCTGATATGGCCGTGTTGACGGTGGCGTATATGGTCTGGGCGACGCCGATGACGGCGAGCAGGACCGCGCCCCACGTGGCGTGCGCGAACCCGCCTGTCGCTCCGATGGCGATGACGGCGAGCAGGGCGGAGACGGCGACCGAGTAGATCTCCGTCCAGCCCTTCGCTATCCAGCGCTTGGACACCTGCACGATGACGGGCGAGAGGAATCCGACGATTGCTGCGGCCGTGATGGTCGCGGTGGTGATATCCATGTTATTGCTCCTTAGTAGGCGAGGACTTCGCCCGGGTAGATGAGATTGGGGTTGCCAGAGCGGTAGCCGTGCAGGCTGGACGCGCTGATGCCCAGGCGGGCGGCGATCGAGGAGAGTGTGTCTCCGGAGCGCACGACGACCGAACGGCCGGATGATGCGGCGCCGCCCGTGGCGAGCCGCTGGCCGGGGTAGATGACATATGGCGGCCGCAGTCCGTTGAGTGCGGCGATGGGCCGCCATGAGGCTGGCCATATCTTGCTCAGGTAGTCGCCGGGCTGCACGGTGTAGTATCCAGTGCCCGACGCGGAGCTGCCGGAGAAGCGCTGGTTGACGATGGCCATGACCTCGTCGTACCGGCTGCCGAGCAGGGCGCGCCTCTGGGGGTCGTTGCCGTACTCGCCGCGGATGACCGCGCTGGCGATCTGGCTGGCATCGCCCTTGGGCGTGGACTGCACGGGAGCGGGAACCGGCCTGCCGGGCGTCACTGCTGGCGCGGCGGGGAGTGGAGCGTTGGCGTATTTGCTCCAGGTGACGGCGTCGCCGTAGAACCAGTCCACGTCGATCCGCTCCCCGATCCCAGGCACGCTGCCAGAGGAGCTGTACTGCCATGCGGCGGCGAACGGCCACGGGCCCAGCGGATACGGGGGCGTGCCCGGGTCGCGCAGCCGGTCGCCCGCGTACCCGTTGGGGTAGCCGGCCACCCACAGCCCGTAGTCGGCCCGCGCCACGGGAGTCCAGTCGCCGGCGCTTATCGTGCTGGCGCTCATGTAGATCAGAGGCTTGGTGCCCCACGCGGCCGCCACGCGGTCCAGCCATCGCTTGGCCCATGCGACGTTGCCTTTCTGTCCGCCGCCCGGCTCCCAGTCCAGGATGGGCAGCACGCCCTGGCCGACATAGCCGCGCGTCTGCGAAATGAAATAGTCGGCCTCGGTCTCGGGGCTGTTGCCGTACTCTGGTCGGGCGAAATGGTAGACCGCGCGCCGGATCCCGGCCTGCGCCAGACCCGTCATCGTGCAGTCCGCCGTATTATCCGTGAATCCGGTGCCCTCGGTGGCCTTGACGATGGCGAACCCCGTGCCCGCGCTCTTCGCGGATTGGGCGCGGGGCGCGTTGATGCAGCCCTGCCAGTTGGACACGTCCACGCCGCTGTCCGCCATCGCGTCTGCCGGAAATGCCAATGCCAGTATGGCGAGGATCGCGGCCGCCGGCATGAGCGTGCGGCGCGGAGGCCGCTTGTGTCTCGCATGGGATGGAATCATGGTTGCTCCTTTGTTCGGGGTATGAAAAAGCCGCCCCGGGTTGGAGCGGCTCTGGAATGGTTCGGCCGAGTCGGCTTTATCGTCTTGGCGCGATGGGCGCGTCCTGGATGTCACGGTTGATCTGCGTGCCATGCCCCGGGAAGTCGTAATAGTCGCTGATGTTGGTCTCGGCTCCGGTCTGGTCGACGCCTGCGCCAATTGGCCGTTGCCGAGGTAGACGGCGACGTGGTCCGCGTCGCACAGGAGGATGTCGCCGGCCTGCGGGTGTCCGTCGTTGGGCAGGCGCTGCCAGCCTCGCGCGGTCAGCTCCGCCGACAGGTTGCCTGTGTAGCTGGCCGCGCCGGTGTCGAACCCGGCCTCGCGCAGGCACCAGATGACCAGGCTGGAGCAGTCGGCGTTGCCGCCAGGCCGGATGTCCCACCGGTCCGACTGGCTGTAGCCCAGCGACGCCGACTGGCACCAGTAGCGCATGCGGGCGATGAGCACATTGAGGTCGCCCATCCTTACGCCTCCTTCTGTTCGGTAATCGCGGCTAGTGCGTCAGCTTCACTGACCACGGGGATGTCTGCGGGCGGCGGACTGTCACCTTCCGGTTGGGCTACAGGTTCTATCGGATCAGCCATAAGAGGCCTTCTTTCTTGGGTTGTGTAATAATGAAGCCCCGCAGAAGCACACGGTTCTACGGGGCTTTGAGGTATGGGAAAAGTTACATGTTTACGCTCTTTAGCGTGTGAGCACCCATATGATGGCGACGTTGGCGAGCGAGCCAATGAGGATGGCGATCCCGGTGGCGAGGATCCGTAGGTGCGCCACGAGTTTACGGGCGGTCATGCGAGTAATCCCAGTCGTCCTCGCGCAAGCGTCGCGCGTAATCGGCTTTGACCTGGTCGAGCCGTATGTGTCCTACGCCATTGCCGCCTGCCTCGATGTACTCCTCGCCTGACTGCAGGATCGACTCTTCCGCATTGCGATCACGGGGGTGGGCGAATAGGCATTGGCGCAGCATGATACGTTTCATTTCCTGCATTTCATCGTGCAGGCTGACTTCCTGCTCATCGAGGGTACGGAAATGCTTGTCGCCTTTAGCGAGCTGCTCGGTCAATGACTGGATGTCATCCCGGGTCACCATGGTGAGGCGTTTGGCCAAATGCTGGGCGATGAATCCGGTGAGGCTGCCCAGTGCTCCAGACCCGATGATCGCGGTGACGATGGCGACAACAGAATCTTCAGATAGCATGGCTGAGATATCCTTAGAAGGCTTGATAAGAGGTTGGTCTATACGGTGGGTATGCTGTTGCTTATGAGTGAGAATATCGGCGGCGGAGCAGTCAAACCGCCTCGTAACAGCAAGATCGAGCTGCTGCGCATCGTTGCGATGCTTATGATTGTTGCAAATCACATTGTAGAGGATGTGGTCCAGCCGTCGGCGATAGAGATCGGCTTCGGGGAGCGGATGATCGTCACTTTATTTGGGAAATTCGGTGGTGTCGGCGATGATCTTTTCTTCGGGATAACAGCGTGGTATCTCAGCGCCGGCAGACCCCGGATCAGAAGTAACGTGAGACGCGCATGGACGCTGGAACGACAGGTATTATGCTATGGCATTGTTTTCCTTCTGTGCACCATGGTCGTCTCATCGTCTTCGGACTTCATCTCCTTAGACGGTAAGTCCGTAATCAAACTTGCCATCACCAGTTTCATACCGACTTTGACCAGCCTATGGTGGTTTCCGACATGTTACATCATCTTCCTTTTGATTCATCCTTATCTCAACATGGCGTTGAAATCCCTTGGGAGGAAAAGGCACACGGAGCTGGCGGCCATCAGTTTTCTCGTCTGGGGAGTGCTGGATCCAACGGGAAGACTCGGGATGGGGTGGAACATTCTCCTGTTTCTTTTCGAATACGTCCTATTGTCATGCATCAGCTGGTACTACCGTGACCTAATTTCCGACAAGCGCCTATCATGGTCGCTCATCGTCTCCGGGTTTCTGATCGGCGTCATTGGTACGATTGGCCTGCAGGTGTTACTAGGATCGGGGAGTCTGCTTAACCACCCAGGTTATTTCCCCGCCCTGCTCATGGCGTTCGGGGCCCTTGGACTCTCCCTTTCCGGCACGAAGAGGCACATCCGGCTGGTGAATGGCATAGCGCGGCTAACGTTCGCACCTTATCTTTTCCTGCTGTATCCCACGACCGCACCCGCCCTCCGGCAGATTCTGAAAACGGCGATACCGGAGTTCGCGCCGGGAGAGACACTGGGTGTGGCGTTGCTCCTCACACTGGTTGTTTTTTGTGTCATGATTATGGTCGACTCACTGCGTCTCAGAATTTTCAACCTCACGCTTGGCCGTCATCCGGGAGTCGTATTCCAGAAAGTCTGGGATTTCGTTGAACCAAAAGCGGATCGTCTCGGTCGACGTATCAGTCAGTAACTGCTGTTGTTGACGGTGATCTTGTTCCACCCGCCGTTGGTCGGATCCCCCTTGTAGTAGGTCTTATTACTGTCGGAGAACATGCCGAGCACGTTGACCTGGATATGCACATTGTTGCCCATGTCGTTGAGTTTGACGAGCGTCGCGCTCTTGGAGGTGGTCGTATCGACCCATATTGTGCCGTCGATCTGGATCGCCCTGTTGTACGAGTTGAGCGTCAGCTCGCCCGCGTCGTTGTCCGTGGCCGTGTTGTTGCTGTCGATGATGCATCCGCTGACGACCGCCATCTGCGTGTTAGTCAGATACATACCGGCATTTCTGTTGTTCTGTGCCTCGCAGGCGGAGAACACGTTCTGCCGGTTGACGGTGCCACCATTGACGCCGACCATGAACCCCCGCGTGTTGTAGAACGCCTTGCATTCCACATACAACGTCTGGTTGCTGGTGACATTGAACCCGTGGCCCTTGTTGCCGGCCGCGATGCACTGGAGGTACTTGCCATCGGTGGCGTAGATGTCGAACCCGTTGCCGCCGTTGCTGTACGATTTGACACTTCGCACGCTCACCTCGGTGCCGGACAGATACTGGAAGCCGTGGCCGGTGAAGTTTTTGATGAACAGGTCCTCGAACACGTCGAAGTGGTCCATCGAATCGGCCCCTACGCCGATTCTGTGTTTGATCTGCACGCCGATGAGGTTTTTGCTCACGCCTGACCCGTCAAGTATCACCGATCGCAGGCCGAACTCCGACTGGTTCTCGTTCTTTGCCATGACGAACGCGGGGCTGGTGATCGTCGGCGTCGGCTTGAGTATGGGCATGCCGACGCCGACGATGGACGTGCGCGACGGCAGGCTGATCTGATCGGTAACGTACGTGCCTTGGGGGACGTAGAGTATGCCGCCCCCGTTCGAGCCGATCATGTCCAACGCCATGGCGAACGGGGTCGTGTCGTCCGACGAGCCGTCGCCGAGCGCGCCGAAGTCTCGGATGTTGCAGCCGCGCTGCGACAACGTCAGGAACGTCTGTCCTGGCGTCGGCGTCGCGTCCGACAGCAGCAGGGACACCGCCTGGTCCTGCAACACCTGCGTCGATCCGGCGAACTGCTCGGCCGCGTCGCGATACTGCTTCGTCTCGTCATGCAGCTGCTGCACCTCTGGTGTCACGCTCCCGATCGGGCCGGGAATCGCCACCGTCCTCTTATCGATGATCTGATCAGCCATAATCTGCTCCTTAGTTCGCCAAAGTCCAATAGCCCCACCCCAACAGCTCGGTCGTCCCGTCCCTCGCGGCGGTCATGCGCCACGAGCCCGAACGACGGCCAGACCACACCGCATCCGCGAACGCGGCGGGAGGGATGTACACCACGGCCTTGCCGTCCGGGCCATGCGCGTCGCAGTCGCGCGAATACCACACGTCCTCCTCGTCCGAAAGCAATTCGAACTTGCAGTACCAGTCCGTCAAGTCCACCGGCTCGTAGCCGGCGGCCGGGTCGCTCAAACGCTCCCACAGCACGCCCAGCCGATTCGTCACGTTGCGCAATAGCCGGTAATCGCCACGGCCCTCGCTCTCAGCCAAAACACCAGTCATATGCGATCTCCTTAGAATTCGGGCGGCGTGCGCGGCGAGTAGATGATATTGCTCCCGGCCAGCACGTATCCCAGATGCACGAACTCGTCGTATGTGTACGAGACGAGATGCTGCATGTAGTCCTGCTGGGACGTGAGATGCTCGGTGATCGCCTTGAGCGAGTCGACGGTGTCGCCCTGACTGCCCACGACGCCCTGCAGCTGCGCGACGATATCGGACAGCTGCCGTTGCTGGTCTGTCAGGGTATTCTGCTGTTCGGCAAGCTTGCCCTGGGCGTCTTCCAATGCCTTCTGCTGTTCGGCAAGCTTGCCCTGGGCGTCTTCCAATGCCTTCTGCTGTTGCTGCAAGATAGCCTGCTGCTGTTGCAGGATGATCTGCTGCAATGCTTGGATCTGGGTGAGCATGTCGAGTTTGCTGGTCAGCTGGGTGAGTTCCGTGCCGGTGGGTCGGTTGGCTTCGTTCTTGGCTGCCTCGCGTTTTCTGCGCGCGTTGACTTCCCTTGCGAACTGGTCGACGCCCTGCGAAACGTAGATGCGCTGCAGGTCGGCGACGGGGGCGTCTTCCGGCTCTCCCCTGTCGGCGATGATGGCGGCCTCCACGGCCTTGGCCAGCAGTTCGTGGCCGTCGTCGTTGGGGTTGATGCCATTCGCATGCAGGCTGGGGTCCGTGCCGCAGATGGATCGCATGTCGGGGATGACCAGGGCGTCGGCGTTCGTCGCGGCCAGTCGGATGGCGGCGAGCACGTGGCCCTGTTCGGCGATTGCGTCATCGTCGGCCGAGTCCAGGATGCAGCCCGGGCCGACGCCGACCACGATCCTCGCATTCGGATACGCGGCCTCGGCTTTGGCGATCAGGCCGGCGACGGCCTGCTGCATGGCGGCGATCGCGGAGTATGTGTCGTTGAGCCCGCCCATGAGGAACACGTAGCCGGTTTGGTTGTGCGGATAGCTGGTGTCGGCGATTGCCGTGTCAAGCTGTGTGGTGAAGTTGCCTGTGGCATCTGGGGTGGTGTAGCCGGTGTTGGCGGTCGCGTAGTTGTGTTCGGTGAGGTTGAGGTTTTGGCTGGTCAGGGTGCTGTAGCGTTTGGCGGCGCTGGTGGCTCCGGCGCCTTGGGTGACGCTGTCGCCGATCCAGATGGCGTGGCTCATGTCAGCTCCTTTCCACGGCTTGGAGGGTTTGCCAGTCGCTGTCGCTTGTGCCTGAGATGTCGGTGATGGCGAGTTTGAGGAGCTGGCTGCCCATGAAGTCGTCGTTGACGCGCAGGTCGGCGAGGTCGCCGATGGTCACTTGGTGTTCTTCGCCGACTTTGAGTTTGTATGTTTCGGCGGGGTATGCGCCTTTGGCGAGGTCGGCGAGCGCGTATTGCTGGAGTTGTTTGAGGTCGGAGATGGTGGTGTGTGTGGTGTCGGCTGATTGGGTGAAGAGGTGGCCTTGGTCGGTGAGTCGTGTGGTGGTTCGTCGGCTCATGATGGTTTTGTCGCCGTCTTTGCCTCCGGTGAGCCAGGCTTGCGAGGTGAGGTTGGCGCCGTTGCCGCTGATGCCGGAGAAGATGATGCGTTGGCCGGGCGCGGCGCTGTTCCATTGGTGTGGCGTCTGGTCGTTGATGGTGGTGCCTGCGGTGAGGTCGAAGATGAGTCTGCCGTTGGGTTGGATGCGTGGGTCGAGGCGGAATGCGAGTCCGGGCTTGAGGTTGATGATGTCGGTGATGCGGTCGGCTATGGTGGCCAGGTCCCATGCGTAGTAGGTCATGGTTTGGGTGCCGCCTGTTATGGGTGGCAGGCTGATGGGGATTTCGCCCCATTGCTTGGCTTCGTTGGCGAGTCCTCGGATGATGTCTTCGTGGCTGCCTTTGAGGGTGAGGGCCATGCTGCCGGCGGGGTGCTGTTCGTCGATGAGGACGCTTTGGTCGTGCCAGGCGTCTTTGAGCAGGTGGCTGATGGCGAGTCGTTTGGTCAGCAGGGTGAGTCCGCCGCCGATGGTGAGTTTGAGCGAGCGGGTTTCCGCGTCCCATTCGTAGTTGGTCAGGGGGCCGGCGTGCTTGACTTGTATGCCGTTTGGGGTTGAGCGTTGCAGGCTGATGAGCGCTTTCCATGAGCGCAGGCTCTCCCAGAGGTTGAGCCGGGCGGCGGTCTGGGTGTAGTCGATGCTCATGTTCATGCTGCCGGGCTGGTTGTAGGATTGCGACCAGTCGGCGGCGGTGTAGGGCAGGCGGAACAGGTGTTCGCCTGTGTCCGGCGCGTAGGCGTGCGCGGTCAGGCCTGTGATTGGCTGCACGTGTTCACCTCCATGCTGGTCTGACGCTCAATGAGACTTGGGCTCCTGCGGTTGCCTGGACGGCGACGTCTGAGGTTCCGGGCGGGATGGGGAAGGCGTCGTCGTAGGTGACGGTGCCGCTGCTGGGGATCACGTCGCGGAAATCGATGGCTAGGCTGGTAGCATCGCCTTGCCATACGACCTTCTGCCAGGCCAGTGAGACCGTCAATGCCAGGCATCGGCCAGCAACGACCAGCGTGGGCCATGTGGGCGCGGTGCCTGTGTTCTCGCAGCGGATGAGGCCGTTGCTGGACGTGTAGACGATCGGATCGCCGTATTTGAGCGGGTCGGGGATGGTGATGACCAGCCCGAATTCGAAGCCCTGCTCGCGCCATCGCATCAATGGCTCGGGATCCGAGGCGAGCATGCCGGTCAGGTATCTGCGTCCTGCGGCGGTCTCCTCGATTATGGTGATCTCACGGCCGAACAGGTTGTTGACGCGATCCCGTGCGGCAGCTGCTTCCACGCTCGATGCTCCCCGGATGATGCAGTCGAAGCTTATCGAGCGCGGCTT